TTGGCGCGTGGTCGACGCGCTGCGCACCGGCCGCATCGGCGCGGGGCTGCTCGGCAGGGTGAAAGGGGCATTGTCGGGCAGACCAGCCGCAGGCACGGCGCGCCGCCCCGCGCCCGCCGCCATGCCCGCTTTTCAGACGGCCGCAGCCGCTCCCTCCTTCGGCGGCATCACCATCAACATCAACGCAGGCGGCCAAAGCGCCGAATCCGTCGCGCAGGCCGTGCGCCGCGAATTAGAAAAATGGCAGGCCGCCGCTGCGCGCAGAATGCGCAGCAGCATGAAAGACAGGGATTGATATGGTTTTACAGGGTATCTTGGGGCAATTCGTTTTCATCAACGCCACCGTGCCGTTTCAGGAGTTTTCCCGCTCGCAAAGCTGGAAACACCCGTCGCAGGGCATAGTCGGCGGCGGGCTGCCGCCGGTGCAGTACACCGGGCGCGACAACGACGAAATCACCATCAGCGCCGAGCTGCGGCCGGAAATCACGGGCGGGGCAAACTCCATCGAGTACCTGCGCCGCATGGCCGACACCGGCAAGCCGCACCCGCTGATACTCGGCAACGGCCGCCTGATGGGCAGCTTCGTGATTACCGCCGTCAGTGAAAACGGCAGTGAAATCAACCGCGACGGCACCGCCCGCGCCATCTCCTTCTCGATGACGCTGAAAAAAGTGTCCGACTCCGCCCTTGGCGTGAAAGGTGTTGCCCTGCAACTGGCCGTCACCCTTGCGCGCGGCCTGACGGGGATTTGACGATGGACGTGATTGGGAAAATCGGCGGACTGATCGGACAGGCGGAGCAGAAAGCCGTCGGCATCGTGGAAAAATACCTGCCTCCGCCGGTGGCGGGCAGTCATCTGACGCCGCAGGCGCTGTTGAAAATCAACGACCGAGAGTTCGGCACGGAAACACAAAGCCGCATCCTCGGCATCAGCCTCACCGACAAACGCGGCTTCGAGGCCGACGAGCTGACGATAGAGCTGTCCGACCATGATGGCGCGCTGGCCATCCCCGACATCGGCGACAAAATCCAACTGTGGCTCGGCTTCAAAGAAAGCGGGCTGGTTTACAAGGGCGAATACCTGTTTGCCGAGTTCACCCACAGCGGCAGCCCCGACACCCTTTCAATTACCGCGCGCGCCGCCGATTTGGCCGAAACGCTGGCCGAACAGAAGGAAAAAAGCTGGCACAAAACCACGCTTTACGAAATCGTCGAAACCATCGCCAAAACCCACGGCTATCCGTACAGCATCAGTGCCGGCTACAAGAACGAGAAAATCGCCCATATCGACCAAACCAACGAATCGGACGCCGCCTTTCTTACTCGGCTGGCCGAGCAATACGACGCCGTCGCCACCGTCAAAAACGGCCGCCTGCTGTTTATCCGCACCGGGCAGGCCGAAACCGCAGGCGGGCAGCCGATAGAGGAGCAGCCCATCACCCGCGCATCGGGCGACGGCCACAGCTTCACCTACTCCGCCGCCAACGCCTACGCCGCCGTGCGCGCCTGCTACACCGACAAGAAAAC